CCAGTCCGACGGCTTGGCGAACACCTCCGTATAGCCGAACTCTGGCGTCACGCCGGTATCCGCCGCCGCCTTGATGGTCTCCATGGCGAAGTTCCAGTGACCGGACGCGATGCATTCGGCCACCACATCACCCCAGACGGCCGTGGTTTCCCTCGCCGCCTTGATGTCTTCGCCGGTGTCGGTGATGCGCTCGTTGCCGAGTTCGACGAGCGCGCCGTTGATCACCCCGGTCTTGTTGGCCACTTAGGCGGCCTCCTCGGCTGCTTCCTTCGGATCAACCCACGGCAGACCGGTCGCTGCATTGATCGGCACGGCTTTGCCGGTTTTCGGATCGACCGAAGGGCCGACGCATGCGACTTTCAGTCCGCATGGCTGTTTGAATGCGTCGCGAACGATCGCGAGAATTTGCAGATTTGCACGCCATTTGTAATCGTGCCCGTGAAGAACGATGTCTGAGCCGACCCATTCGCGCGGTCGGGCGGCGCGGTAAGCGACCTGCGCCCAGGCCTCCGGAATTAGCGCGCATTCGAACGACATGCCCTCCGGCGCCATCGCCGTGAGAATGGCATGTTCCTGTCCAAGGCTTCGTAATGCGTCGGCTGAAAATTTCATGATGGTCGGCTCGCGCCGGGTCCGTAGCACTTCAGTTTTGACGGGATCGCCCTGAATGGAATTGACTGGCTTTTTCAGCCGACGAGCTTCAGGCATTGAGTGTATCCTCGATGGTTGTTACAAAGCGAGACGGGCGACTTTCGCCGCCCGCTCAGAGTTCTTACGGCTGGCCAGTATCGAACCGGACTGTGCCCTGCGTGTCGCCAGTATCCTGCGCCGTGATGAAATAGCCACTCCACACCACGTCATTGGTCTGATCGACAACCCTTATCGGATCACCTGGGACAGCCCCGTAATCCGTGGCATTGGTGAAGTAGCCGACCGCCTGATAGGCTCCGACTGATTCACCGCCAGTATCGATGTACTGGAACTGTCTCGCAGAAACGAGGCCCTGTGAGACGAGGGAAAGTCTTCCGGGATCATAACCCATTGTTCAGCCCTCCTTAGATCGCTGATGCATCATGCAGGAACTGCACAACGCCGGGTTGCTGGAGCATGACCGTGCCAGTGAACGAAGAAGCGCGAGCCCAGGAATAGTCCTGCTCTTCATCGTAACCGATCTTCACGTCCAGATTTTCCATGTCGAACGCCGATCCGATGCTGTTCTTGTGATAGAAGTAGCACTTCTCGGAAGCTGTTCCGACGCCGGTCAGGCTGGGATGAAAGATCCAGTTGAAGCCCGCCCAGCGCATGACGCGCTTGGAGGCCCCGTTCAGGAACTTCATCTCGACGTAATCGACGCTGGTGAACTCCGGGATCTGCATCAGATAACCGCGCACCGCTGGCGTGCAGACGGCGAACATGTTATCTTCTTCGTCGACAGGAACCTTGTTCTCACCGAGTGTCGTGAGCGCACTTGCCACGACATTCAGCGACATCGTATCCCCGGTCGATCCAAGGTTGTTCGTCGCGGTGTCCAGCACATCGATGATGTCCTGATCGAGGCGGCGATTGAGCACCATGCGGGTGGTATCCTGCATGAGCTTGCGCTGGTTGCCCTGGGACTGGAAGATGTTGAAACGAGTCTTGCGAACAAGATCATTCCATTCCTTCACAGTCGCGGTATTCTGTGTCATATCATCGTGGCGAGCCTCGATGAGACCTTCAATACCGCGGGTGCTGGCGGTTGCGGCGCCGGAACCGGCGACCAGGAATACTGCCTGATTACCGCTACGCTGATGTTCGGTTACGGTGGTATGCCGCAACCAGGTTTTGCCCTCTTCGAATGTCGCGATCAGCTGGTCACGATATTGAATGGTCGGGGCGCTATTTGCCATAATGGCACCTCTCGATTGTTTGAAAGATGCCGTTGCGTTCCGGTTGACCCTTTCCGGCGCATGTCAGGGTTGACCGATCAAGTGAATGACCGGCGCCGTCTATGCGCCCAAGAGCGCTTCACGAACGGTGGGTGGATGTGCGATCGATCCGGCGCCGGAAACCCGGGTTGACCAGATGAATGATCGCGAACGTATCAGGCGCGTTGGCGTACCTGAATCTTTTCGAGCGCGGCGTAAAGCTCCTGCTCGCGCTTTTGCGTATCGTTTGCCCAGTATTTCTGGGGATCGGTTTTCCGGAGACCCTTGATCTTTTCAAGTTCAGCCTCTACGGACTGCGTTCCGGCGCCATCCTCGACAACGCTTGCGGCCGGATTGATCTCGCCCCGGATGGAATCGAGCCAGCGCAGCATGTCGGGATCGTTGCCGACCCTCTTGCCGTCAGCCATGCGACCGCCCATCAGCCGGGCGAAAAGCCCATCCTCGTTCTTGACATCGACGCCGCCCGGCGCAGTTGCAAAGATCGAGCCGATCGCATTGGAGCGGCGCTTGAAGGCCGGGCCCCATTCTTCCTTGATCGCCGTCTCGGATTCGCGCCGGAACTCGTCGTCGGAATCATCCATTTCAGCAGCGGCTTGTTCCTGTCTGGCGAAATACCAGTTCGCGGCCTTGCTGACGAAATCCTGCGCCGACGCCGCGCCGTGGACCGCGCCGAGGAACTCGTTCAGAACAGGCTTGTCGTCATCGCCGAGCACTGCGCCGTCCTTCAGAGCGATCTGCTCCAGCATCTCTTCCGGCTTTTCGGTCCAGCCGAGCGCCTTCTGAAAGGCTTTGACATCCTCGTCCTTGGCGTCCTTGCCCGGCATTTTCACGAGACCGCCTGTATTCAGGCGGTTGTCCAACTCGCGATACATGCCGTAAACCCCGGACGGGTCGGTTATGCGCTTCAGGCGGGTCAGTTCTTTCTTGTAAAGCTTCTGATCGCCTGCCGAGATGTGTTCGGCGAGTTTTTCGCGCCAATCATCCGGCCAATACGGCTTGTGCTCTTCCGCCGCCTTGTCTTCCTTGGCCTTGGCTTCCGCCTCGGCATCGGCTCCAGTGGCAATGGTCTTGCCTTTGGGGTCGGCGTCTGTATCCTGCGGCTTGGCGTCTTTAGGCGGATCGGTCTTCCCGTCTTCCACTGGCGCATCGGAAGCGCCATCATCCGCATCAGGCACTAGCGCGAGGTCGTCGGCCGTGATTTCCTGCCTTGCTTCATCCGTCATCAAGCACCTTTTGACTTATCGCCAATGGCTTCCATGTCCGCCATCAGCTCTTTCTTGCACTGCATCGCCGCCTTCAAACGGGGCGAGTCCTTCTTGATCTTTTCCGCCTCGATGAGCGTGTGGAGATCAGCCTTGGCCATCATCTTCTTTTCGTCGGGTATCTTGCCGTAGGATCCGGCCATCGGTGGTCTCCTTGAAATGTTCGGGTTTGAGCGTGAGGAGCTTCTGAATCTGGAGGCCGACGGAGCGCCGCCCTTCCTGATACGCGCCTATCCGGCCATTCGGGTCATTAGCGACGAAGCCGTTTTCATAGGTTTGTGCGGCCTTGTAGACGATCCAGTCGAGCGCGCGTTTAGTGTCTTCGGGACTGGGAACGAGATGCTTGTATTTCGAATCATCGGCGGCCTTGGCATAGAGTGCGAGCGACTGGAGTGCGCGGATGTCCTCGACCGTGTACTCAGATGGCCACCATATTTCGCGCTTCTGCCCGCGCGCAGGTTTATCGGTTTTCACTGCGCCATAGCCTGCTGAACATTCGCGCCGGCCGTCGCCACAGCATCAACGCCGCGTCCGGCCTGCTCGGCCACGCCGCCGGCGGCAGCGATATCTTCCATCACCTTCGCGGCTTGAGCTTCCTGTTCCATCTGCGCCCGCCGCTCCATGACGGCTTCCTTCGGCTTGAACCAGTCAGCTTTCCACCCCTTGGAGCGCATGGCGTCTCGTGTGGCCTTCTCCATATCGACAACTTCGGCCAGGGACGGATCCATCTGTACCGCCGGAGCCCAGATCGTATCGCGGACGTCGAGATAGATATCCGCCTCGTTCTGCTCGGCCAGTTCATCGAGCGGCGAGCGGAACTTGAACTTGATGTCGTGCTCCTGCAAAGCTTCCGGCATCATGTCGATCGGAAACGCGCCTTCCGCCATCAGCAGGTTGAACACGCCGTCACACAGCGGATGCAGATATTCCTTCTGGATCGGCTTGGAAATCGGCGACGCAGCCCGGATATGCTCCTGAATGCGCCGACGGACTTCCGTTGCCGTCATCTGATGCGTGATTTCAGGAAGCTGGATCTTGTCGAGGAAGAATGCGTTGCGGATATCTTCCTTCAGCGCGGTGGCGATCTCCATCCCGATCGGGAACCCGGTTGAATTCTGGGTGATAGGCCGGAGCACTTCGCCGAGACGCTCGTCATATTCGATGTCAGCAATCGTGATGCCGCCTGGATAGAGCGCGATGTCATTGCGGATGGCGTCGCCGATGGCAATCAGCGGCGGATTGACGTAGCTTTCGCCGGCCTCGCGCAACGTGCGCATGACGACCTGGATCGTGCGGCCGTCGGGAAGCGCGATATCCGTCACCATCGAGGTGCCGATCGCTGAATTCGCGGCAGGACGCCAGCGGGGAACTACATAAGGAAAATAGGTTTGCCCCACTTCCTCAAGGACAGTCTGCGTGTCTCGCTCTACATAAAGCGACACATAGGGATAGCGTTTTCCCAGCTTTGATTTATAATCATAAAGGCGCGCGGGGAGGACGGCGCGTCGGCACGCGAATTCCTTTTCCGGTTCCTTTTCAAGCGCCTTTTCGACTTCCTTCGAAACCTTGTTCCCGAATTGCTGCTTTAGCTGCCTTGCGGTGGGATTCCAGTTCAGATGAAAGCAGTCGACCTTCCTGTTCGCATTTCTAGACCATGCGCTATCCCACAACGGATGGTTCTGGAAGAGCAGTGACGTGCCGTCCGAATCCTTCCCGAATTCAATGACGCCATTGCCGAAGGTCACAAAATCACGGCTGGTTTCGCCCCTGGCTCCGATCAGATCGGCCACCGGGTCCGTCATCGCCCGCATCTGGATATCGGTGAGCAGTTCGAGAAAGCGGCGATTCTGATCGTCCTCATCCATATCTTCATCGTCGACATGGATAGAAAAGAATTCGTTCGGGAACAGGAACTCGTCCAGCATGTTGCTGAGTTCGCGATGGGCGAGCACCGGGTACGATGAAGAAAGATGCTCTGCGAACTCTTCCCCGTCGCCGCGCTTTTCGGTAAACTCAGCGCGTTCGGGATCGAAATTCAGCGCCAGCTCTTGCCACAGCTCATTGACATTGCCGCGGTTGAACTGACGATCTCCCATCTGGAGAACGTCTCTTGCTCTTTGATCCATGTGGATTTAAGCGCCCAGCTTCTGCCCGCTGGAGCCGACGACGCTGCTGGTCTGGTCAGTCAGGATCGTGGACAGCCTGCCTTTGCGTTTGAGAGCGGATTCGCGTGTGCGGCGGGATGCTGCTTCGACGTCGGGATCGGTCGCCGTCGGCATGCGAACGGGCTTGGGAGCCTCCGGGGCTTTCGGAGCGCCGAACAGCGATTTAAATCGGCCTCGCGGCGCGGCGAACAAAGGTTTCAGCGTCACCGCTTCAAAGCAGATAGCTCGTGGATCTGTATTGTGCAGCAATTCAGTGTCTCCTGCGGGTTTGAGATGTTATGACTTTCGGGGCGCGCTTTGCAGCGCGGGACGCTTTGTGAAGCTCGCGCGTGATGACGGCCTGGCCCTCAACGAGGCACATGACGACGACATCGCCCTTGCCTGTTGACCGTCCGAGGCGCTTTCGAATATCGTCCTTCGACTCGATCTGAATGCCTTGCGTCGTCAGTTTCCACTGCGGTGCGGCAAGATCAGCGCGAACTTCAGCGCCTGGAGGCAGAGCAATCACCGAACCGCCCTCCTGATCGGGATCAAGCTCTTCGCGCATGCGCCACCAGACTTCGGCGCGCTTGTTGTAGAAGCCGAGCTTGCCGTCCTTCGTCTTCGCCATGGATTTTCTGGCGCCGTTGAAGCCGTGATGCGGGATCTCATTGTCATCGAGACGTTGAATGACCGCGCCGCCGTAACCGCCGCCGACGTCGACAACCACGGGAGCGTTCGCCCGGCGGTGCGCTACGATGACGCCAGCGGCTCGTGAGCCGTCTTTTGTCTCAACGCCCTTGGCAGTCACCGGCTCGGCGAACCAGCCGCCATGACGCCAGATAAGCTCTTCAGCGTCGGACCCGCCGCCAGCCGGATCAAACGCCATTGCCGTCATCAGGAATTTCTGAAAGCCATCGGGTTTCCAGCGTTCCTGCGCGGCGAGTATCCAAGCCATCGGGATGACCTGAAACTGAGAATCCTGACGAACGGCCATGAAGTTGCCGTCACGAACTGCAGATCTCAGCGGCTCTGGTAGCGCATCGAGCTTCGACTGATATCCTGTATTGATCAGATACGGATTGTCGCTTAGTGCTGCCGGGATAAACGTCCTGGATTCAGGAATAAGCTTGTGCTTGTCGAGTTCAACCGGCTCTGGCCCATCAACTTCTAGATCGCTACCGTCAGGAGCCGTCACGAAATAGCGCAATTCGCCATGCTTTGCCGGCTTGTGGTAGGCGATATCTAGCCACGGGCGAAACATCTTGATCAACCAATCGCCGGACGCATCGAGCGGCGGGTTTGATCCAAGCACGGCACGGACCCTCTGTCCGACTTCCGTCGATCGCAGCCAGCCGAGATGAAACCGGACCTGCTGTTCTAGGAATTGGCACGCTTCATCGAAAAATTTGTAATCGAATGGCTGGCCTTGCCAGTTTTGCTCATCGCCGAGATGCTGGTTCGCGCCGAACTGGATGAACCTGCCGTCCTGAGTGCGAAGGAGCGGAGGCGGAGACCCGTTAAACCCTGATCTGGTGCCGTTGATCCCGACCGCGCGCTCTGTTAGAGCCGACAGATTTGCATATTGACGCCTTAGAATGAGAGAGCGACGATGCGCGGTGAAAGCAAGGCCAATGCCCAAATCACTTTTGCCGCCTCCTCCTTGTCCTCCGTACAAGAGGACATCCGCTTGGCTGTGATACGCGGCCATTTGCGGCCCGGGCGACGGAACCCACCTCATATCGCCGTTGTGCTTTAACGCCTCGGCGATGATCTCCTGCTTTTCCTCCGGCTTCATCGCGCCGAAGGCGGCCAGAACCTCGCTGAGGTTAGGAGCCTGAAGCTGCATCGTCTCCCGGCTTTGCTCGCATCAGCGCTGCGCCGAGCATGTAAGCTACACGTTGCGCGCCTTCGAGATCTGAGATTTCTTTTGTCTCAATCGGGCCACCGCCCTTGCCGACGTGCTCGTTTACCAGTTTGTCGCCAAAGACCTTCGGCAGAGCCTTGCTCAGCAGCCACTTGCGTGTATCAACGCGGAGCTTTGAGCGGCTGACATGCTCACCATTGATGCTGTACGCTGTACCTTCACCGTCTTGGCCAGCACGCACCATCCAATCGTTCGTTCCATCGTCAGATATCTCAAGCAGGTCGTCCGCCATTTTCATATAGCCAAGTTCGCGCGCACGATCGTATTTCGCAGAAATAGGATGTTCAGGAACAATCGCCCAGCTTCGAACAGTACTCTCTGCCGGCATTTCGTCATCTTTGCAGATGGCGTTCAAGCTTTCGCCGTCGGCTAAGCGAGCGCAGATGCTGTCACCAATCTCTTCGGTGTAAATCGTCGGGCGTCCAGCCATTATGCGCTCTGCTTTTCCTTGGCGCGGTGCTTTTTGACCCTCGCGCGATCTGCGGACTTTCTGGCTTCGCAGACAGGGCATTTCTTGTTCGGGATAACTGTGATCGCCCCCGGTTTGAGAACGATGTCTTTCACATCCATCTCGGCGATCTTGAGAGGAAACGTCAGAGCGCGCTCTAGCTCATCGCAAACCAGCATCGTATCGGGATTGCGCGGCTGAGCGCGGCGAAGCCTGCCGATAGCCTGTAACGTTACAACTGAAACGTTACTCTGCTTTATGGTGATGTTGGGCTTAGGAGTTGGCATCGTTCTGGCTTTCGGCGTGCTTTCTGGCGATCGCCTTTATGATTTTGAGCTTTGTGTCCGCCGCATCAAAGCCGAGTGGTGTCAGGTGAACAACATCCAATGCCTCTTTCCAGATTGGCGTCTCGTGACGGACGAACTGAATTGCTCCAGGCTGAGGTTTCGGTAGATCTTCCTTATTGAGGACGGCAATCAAGGGCGGATCGACGTATCGTTCCCTTGCGGCTGCGCGATCAAGCTCAACTTCTGTTGCTGTCATTGGTGCGTCTGCAGGGCGTGATGCGCGATAGTCTTCTAGCGCTTTGTGAGCCTCGCCGAGTATGCCTGTTGCAGGCAGATCGACGGTGTTTACCGTAAGATATTGCTTGGTGCGCTCGTAAGCCTCGTGGAACTCTTTCTCCGCTTGCAACACGCTGTAGGGCTTCCCAATAATGGTTGTCTTTGCTGCATCAACGCGAGCATCATCAACCCAATTGACGCCGTTCCAGATGCGGGATGTCTCTCCGTCATCATTGGCAATGATAGTGCCTGGCTCCACATCATCTACCCAGATATAGCCAGCAGCACCCATAGGAATGCCGCGTTCTTCTGCTTGTTTTGGGGTGATAACGCACTTGGGATCGATCCAGCCAGGATAAGGTCTGCCTTTTGACGCATCGTTCCGCTTCAGGGATTTCAGCGCAGCATCTGTAATTTCAGCCGCTTCATCAAACCACGGGCCAAGCTCGGGAAAGCCCTTGCTTTCATCGGCGGCGTCATCCGGCACGGCGTAGGATTCGCTCAAATCCCTAAGCGCAATGCGGACCGCCATCTCGACTTCCCGCTCGATATCTGATTTCAGAATGGCGGAACCGCGGCACATTTCCATTCTGTCCATGATGCGATTGGCGCATGCGGCGGCGATTTCGGTGATGTCAGGCATTGATGAGTTTCCAATCCTGTTCGAGACGGTGGATGTCAGCTTCGTTCATGCCGTTGGTGATGAAGTCACGCCCCCAAGCCGGAGCCCACACATATTGTGGTTGCCTCGTCACCGAGACAACATCAATACCAAGTGCGAGAGCGCAAGCAAGCCGGTGAGCGCCTCCGAGAAGCTCTCCATCAGGATCAATCGGAATGGCATGAGCGAGATCAAATCCCTTATTCACCATTGATACTAGCAGGTTTCGGCAGTCTGCAACATACTGGTCGCTGCCGGATTTACTGTCCATCCCCAGATTGATCTTTGCGTTGGCTGACTTGCGAGCTTCGATATGGTGACGGTATACTCTTTCACTATCAACATCGTCGCCGGCGCACAAATGCCGGAAATAACGCCACTTGACCGCAACGTCGAACCTACGCAGCGTGACGAGCTGTCTCGTCGGCAAATGCGAGTAGCTGCTTGCGGGATTCGCTTGGTGACTGGTGTTCAACATCGATCTCAATCATCGGGACGCCGCGGGCGGCGAGAACTTCCTTGGCGTATTCGATGGCCGGGATCATGAGCGGGACTTGAAACGACCTGTTTTCATGCTGAGTGGCAGCAACCTTCTCCCGCGCCTCGTTGCGCTCGAATATCGTCGTCAGACTGGCCTTCAGGAACGCGACACCGAGCGAGACCGGCATCAATTCATAAAAGCGCCTCGTCTCTCTCAGATCGGCTCCCATGTCTACAAGACGCCAGCCGAAGCCCAAGCCGCGCTGGATGAAGCCTGTCTGGATGTAGGGACGCATTACCGTTTCACCGGACTCGCCCGTAGATCCGTTTGCCCACCTCATTATACCGTTATCACGATGAACGGTGGCCATCTTTTTCAGCGAACGCTCGTTCATACGGATGACGGCTTGCAGCGTAGGCTGGCCGAAGCAGTTCTTGTGGTCCTTCACGAGAGCTACAAGGCGGTTGACTTCAGAGATGAAGTCTTTCCATTCTTCCGGTGGCGGCAGGCCGTCCCAGTCTGGCCATCGGTGATGATGGAAGTGATCGCAGAGAGTGCTCTTGCCCGTACCCGGCGGCGCAGCGACGTCGACGAATCTCATGCCGCCTCGTAAGGGTCCATGACCCACGCATCGTCAGCGTTCTTGACGGCATCAAAGACGATATGGCCGGGATATTGCTGTCTTGCGCTCCGGCGCTTGAAAAGAAATATGCGATATGCGGGATCTTCGACCGGAGCATCTGCCGGCCCTGACGCGCCACACTCGCTGCGTTCGAGACGCCATTCCGGTGACATCACGGCTTCGAATAATGCGAGGGGCCGAGCGAATTGATGCTGACAAACCCTAGCTGTCAAAATAATGCGATCGCGGCTGATCCGCATCATTTCCGTGAACATTCTCTGACACTCTTCTGGCGAGAGCCATCTTGTCACGCGGATGTTCATGACCGCGTCAACGGATTTGTCGGGAATACCTGAATTCAGGACATTGCCCTTCATAAAAGATAGCTGGGGTTCCTGATGGGTGGAGCCATCAGGCAGCGTGAAGGTGAACGTTGCTGATTTGCCGTCAGTTCTGGCGGCAGCCTGACTGATCATATCTGCGCTGAGATCAACGCCCCTGTAGACAAGCTGCTTTCTGATGGCAAAGTCGATAAACCTGCCGGTACCGCAAGGCGCGTCCAAAAGCCATGATCCTGGCGGCAGATCGTCCAGCATGGATTCAATCACCGCCTGCTCGACTTGCCACTTTGCGCTGTTTTCGCGCTTGGCGTCGTAGCCAGATGCAACGGCACCATGATATTTTTCAGCACCGCTCAATTGCTGCGATTGGCCGGCAGGCGGCAAATATTCCATTCGACCCAGTGTCATTTGATCTCCATTATTTGCCTAACCTGCCTTGACCTGCTGTGCCTAAAACGGCCGGGCTCTAACGAACAGTGCTCGCCGAACCGATCCATGCTATGCCTGCCTTGACGAGACGATCACGGCTCAACCGGTCATGAACCTGACGAGATGCCCCGATCACTGCCTGCTATACTTTGCCCACAGACCTTATTTAGAGACGAGCCTGATCAACTTCGTCTTTTGGCTTGCGCCTGCCCTAACAGGCTGGTCAACGCACGGCTTGGGTGCGCCGTGACTTCACTGACCTTGCAGTACGGTTCCTGCATCACCTAGCACGAACAAGCCGCAACGGGCCATGACCTGCTTAAACGATACGCGCCTGTCCTGCCTTGCCTGACCGAGACGAGCTATGTGACGCTTTGCCTGTCTTTGCCCATCGTCGCCGCGCAGAGCCTGCCCTGCCAATAATATAACGCTCTATGCCGAGCCAAAACGAGCACATCGGCAACGCGCCATGCAATACTCTGCAAACCCTATCTGTTCTCATCCCTGCCCACGACGCAATCAAGCTGCCTTGCGTCGATCATCTTTCGATTTGTCGCGCAATTTACGCGTCGTTTCAATTGCCGGTTCAAGAGATGCGAACAATTCCTTGAAGCGGCGATATCGTTGCTGGAATGCGAGAAGTTCGCGCTCGGCCGCATCAAGAATGGTCTTGCGCAACTGATCGCTCTCCATGACTTCCGTATAGTGCCTGTATCCGACGCCGCCGCCCGTGTTCGCCGAGATGAAGGCCGGAATTGCCATTTCCTCGCCTTCAGCATCAAGCGGAACAATGGCCCGGATTATCCGGCGAGATGTATCGGTCCAGTGAGACTCGGCAGCCTTTTGCACGTCCCATTCATAGTGGATATAAGCGGGATGCTTTGGGTTGCCCTGCGCTTCGCGCCACAACATTTCCGGATCGATTTTTCCGTTGTTGCGCTTGCCGATTTTCTCGATCGCCTCACCAAGCTTTTGCGGATTGGCCTTGTCAGCATTTTTGATCGCGATCACGCGATCCTCTGCGAATACATATCTGATCATGATCACTCCGCCGCAATCTGATACGATGCCGGGACAGGAAGCTTGCCCTTGCCGGCCTTGAAGGCTTCCCACTGCTTGGCTTCTACATCATCAGCGAGATGAAAGGCACCGAACATTCCGCGCCGCTCATTGCGCCACTCGCCTAATCCGGACATCATGCCGGCCTCCATGAACAGAAACCCGAGCGCTTCGTCCGTGACGATAGACGAGTTATATTTTCCCGATACCTGCATGGCCCAGACAGTGAACTGCGCACGATAGGCAAGGTTTGCTACCTTGCTCAGACCGGAGCCGATTTTCACCATGTCTTCGCGACACAATGGCGGATGCTGCGGCTGTTCCGGATCGCCGCCGTGTATGCGCGTCAGCGGCATATCGCAAATTGCTGACGATAATGCCGGACGCGTGCGGATCATTTCGGCATCCAGCCATAACGCGCCGAGAACGGCAGAGCGTGCAATGCCACGATCCTTGTGGGCCGCGCTCAAGATACAGTTCTTGATCCCCATCGTCGGGAAGCCGTAAGTGCCGTCGCCCATATCGTAAAGCGAGTTCACGAAATCCTCTTCGGGATTGCGCACAGCTTTCCCGGCTTTCGTTGCTTTCACCTGCTTGGAAAGCATTTCCAGCTTTGCCTTCTGGCTCCACGCGTGCGTGATCAACGGCGTGTCGCCAACAATCCATACCGAAAAGCGCCTGTAAGTCGTTGGCTTCGCCAGCGCTTTGGTCAGGCTTGCAGTCTCTTCTTTTGTCAATTTCGTCTCCTGTTGTGGTTCTTGCGCCGCATGGCCCAACGCCATTTTGCGCTTTCCACGTTTACAGGAGCAAACTTAAAGTATATATCAATATACTGTCAACGCTAAATATACGAAAAGTTCACAATGGTTGCCGACTCATCGACAACAACATACCTTGCACCAGTGATAACGGTGGCTCAAATCCGCGCTGCAAGAGCGCTGCTCGGCTGGAAGCAAGGCGATCTGGCCAAGGCTGCCGGCATTTCAGAGATCAGCATCAAGAACATCGAGCGGGGCGTTACCGATCCTCGCGCCAGCACACTTGCCGCCATTCAGCGGGCATTTGACGATGCTGGGTTGATGTTCTTGGAGCCGGGCGATATTCGTGACGGCAGCTATGGCATCCGGCTTAAGAAACCCGATCAGAAGTAAAATTCACGAATCCAGGGATGTTTTTCTTGCACGTCCGACTGATCCGGCAGGCGATCACCGGGAACAACAATCAGCTTCGCGTTCTCCGGCAATTCAGATTGAATGCCGTCATCCGGCTTCCCGTCAAACAACCGGCCTAATCCATACACGCCGTGCGATTGATCCCAGTAAGCCTCATTCCATGGCAGAAGCTCTGAAATATACGCCTGCTCAGCCCCGCCGAACCGGCGATTGATCCATGATGGCGTGACTTCAGGATTGAAATCCGTATACAACTGGCTGCGCGCACCGGCCGTGATCATTTGCACGGAGCCTTGAAAGAACGCACGGCGGTTGCCAGGTTCGAAATTCGGGTTCCGAAAAAATACGGCGTCTTCTTCCCGGTCGAAAAGGCTGTCAACATTCGAGACGATGACAACATCAAGATCAAGCGCAACGATCCTGCGTCCGAGCATTCCGCCGATGTCCGGGCGATGGATCATCAGTTTTCGCAGGCACGTTCCATCAACATGGGTGCGCATGTCTTGCGGAATGCACCTGATGTTTTCTTTGCTGAGCGTCTCGGCAGCTTCGCGGCTGTCGGTGATGATCACCACTTCATGCGGGATCGAACATTGGCGCTTCAGCATGTTCCGAAGGATGATCGGATGCTGTGTCGTGAACTTGTAGTTGCGGCGGCGGGCCGGATCGCTCCAGAGGAAGCTCGCGAACGTGATGAAGTCGTTTTTCATGCAGCGTATGCTTCCAACCAGCGGTTTGCTTCACGGACAACCGGATTACTGACCTTGCCCTCACTTCCAGGTGTGGTCACAAGCCGCGCGTTCACCGGCAAATCGCCCCATACGCCTGTCTCGGGCTCGCCGGGCCGCGCGATGCGGTAGACACCATGCGATGCGTCCCAGTAGGGCATGTCGGGACCGAGAAAGCTTGAATACCAGACCTGATCGTTTTTCATGCACGGATTGCACGCGCCACTTCTGCCGACTTCAGCCCGATAGTGGCGTTCGTCAAGCTGCCACCTGCGCAGGTAATCTTCCCAGATGTGCGGCCGCGTTCCCAATCTATGAAGAACGAAGGAACCATTGTAATAGGGACGGTTGGCCCTGCGTGGATTATCCCAAGGAACCCGCGCCGGATTGCGCCAGAGCACGACGTCTTCATCACGCATCACGACGTCATCGAAATTGCGGATGACCAGCGTGTCGAGATCCATCTGAAACACGCGGTCTACGCCGAAAATCTCGCGGCCGTTCGGATGGAACGTCATCAGCCTGCAAACGCAGTGTCCGGCATCCATCGGGATCGTGTCGTCGATCGGGATGGCCTTGATCTCCGTATCGCCGTCAAACGCTTCCACGCGGTCCGTAACGCAGATGAAGCTGTGCGGTACCGTGAGATTGGCTTTCACCGCCTTAGCGATCTTCCTGACATCTTCAGGCGTATAGGGAGCGGCGAGCTTGCTGTTGGCGTCGGGACTCCACAGATAGGTGATTACCGCAAGTGATGTCACGACTCGGACTCTAATTGACTAATGATATTTTTTAAGTGACTCAGCTTCTCTGTTTTACTTTCGTCGCCCACCCACTCCCGTATAACATCAATCAGCTTCGGGTATCCCCAGCTCTCGCTTCCGTCGGGAAACAGTTCCGTTGGTATATCGTGGCGAATATTGGCGCAGTCCCCGCGCTCCCAGTCTTCCCCGCCATAGATCCACACAGAGAACTTTCCATGTGTCATCATCGTAGCAACAATGAGAGCCGCTCCGTACTCGATCGCATCCTGTATAACCTTTTCCCAAGGCTCTGCTGCGTCTTTCGTCGCACCCATTTCCTTCAGGAAATCGTCGATTTTATACAATCTTTCGATAGTTTCCTTGGTTTCCCCGGAAAAGTTATCCTCCAAGGAGCCTGGATGCTCGACGTGCTCAAAAAAGCCTTTCATGTGCTCAACTGAAATTTTGAGCAGATTTTTATCTACTTTCCACTTACTCACAGTGAATACTCCATATTTAACGTCCGTTCTCCCCGATCAGGATTTCATTCTCATCCATAAGGATGTTGAATCCTGCCTGTTCAAGGATGGCTCGGCATTCAGGGCCGGGACACTTGCCGTTACGCTCTGGACCAACGCGGAGGCTGACATAGCGGGTGCGCTTCAGGGTCTCGGTTGCGCCGAGAAGGACTTCGGGTTCTGCGCCTTCTGCATCGCCGACAATGAGCCAGACCGGCCGTGAACGATAATCCCGATGAAACGTGTCGATCTTGCGCGCCGGAGCGCGGATAGTTTCATCCGAAACATTGATCGCCGACGTGTCGCCCTTTTCCGTTGCAATGTGCAAATCGACATCGCCGTCTTCGCACCATGCGACACAAGGAGCAATGTCGATCCTGCGCCCCCGTGCATTTGCTTTCAGCGCCGGCAGCACATTTGGATCGGGCTCAAACGCCAGCACCTCTGCGCCCTTGCGATTGAGTGCAAGCGCCACTTCGCCGATATTCGCGCCAAAGTTGATTACCCATGATGACGCAGTTGGGCTCTCGATCAGCCCATTGCCGAGATAGTCCCGCAGAAGAACGTTGAATCGGTGGTCTACGCCGCGGTAAAGATAATGGCAAACGCGCCAGTTGTTCGCGCAAGCGATCCGGTCCTTGCCGTCATGGAACCAGATGATGCCGGCTGCCGGATCTTGTCCGAGGCAATATACGCCTTCGTCTTTAGCCAGCGTTTCATTGCGCCAATGGACGCGGTGAACGGCTTTGACGCCAGTTCCCGGGAACCAGCCGTCATTGCGGAAAGGCTGCGGTGACGTTTCGTGCAGGATGCTGACCGTCAGATGACGGGTTTCCGGTTTATACACTAGCAATGGCTGCATCAGCTATTCCTCGACTTGGCGATCAGGGTGCAGAACCTTTGATCGCCACGATGAATGATGTCGAAACCAGCCGCGTGCAAGATGGTCTCACAAGCTTCCAGAGTCCGCTCGCCATCACGTTCGGCACTGGCGCAAAGGCTGACGTAATCGGTGATCTTGAGCGTTTCCGCAGCGCCTTCCAGAACTTCTGGCTCCGCGCCCTCGGCATCGCCGACGATCAGGCGAACATGGTCAATTTCATACTCACGGGCGAGCGTATCGATCCGGCGCGCCGGGAAAGTCATGCGACCCTCTATGCGCTTTTGAGCGGGCTGAAATACCGACGTATCGCCGCTTGCCGTCGCCAGATACATTTCGAGTTCGCCGTCCTGTTTCCAGGCTGCGACTGGCTCGACCCAAATATTGCGCCCATCAGCGTTCGCCTTCAGAGCCGGAAGAACTTGACTGTCCGGCTCAATCGCGAGAACCTTGGCCCCCCGCCATTCAAGGCAGACCGCGACTTCGCCGATGTTAGCGCCGATGTTGATGACGCAATCGTCAGGACTTATCGAAACCCTGCCCTGAAGGTAGCGATAAGTCAGCCCTACAAGGCGGTGGCGAATGCCATGGCGAAAGAACCGTTGACCACGCTCGGGTACGGCAACAGCCATGCGGTTGACGCCATCCTCAAACCAGAAAACCGATCCTTCGAACCAAAAAACCGGTCCTTCGCATGCGTCAAGATGTGGCTGCAATTGCTGCATCTGCCGTTAAACCTGCATTATAACGCTTTCTAAACTCAGCGCATGCTGCTTTAATATCGCCTTGAGCGCCTATGCGTTCGCAAAACTCGGGGAATTGCTGTGCGGCTGCATCGATGTCAATGCGCATATGCTCTTTGTCACGCAGGTAATGTTTGATATTTTCATTCATTACACCAATCATATCCAGCATTGTTAAGTCCAGGTCAGATCTGGGCTTCCCAAGCATGCCGACCCAGAATCCTCCCATGCCCTGCCCATGTCGATCAAACTTGTTGACATAGCTGCCAGCGACCAGTTCTGGACTGCGCGTCAAATGCACATAGAACGCTTTCTTGCCGTACAGATTCTCCAGTGGTCCAAGATACCACGTGAGACGAAAGTCAACCTCAATATGCCGATCCGGAAAAGCCAACCTTTCGTCGGCAAAATGCCGATATTTGCTCTCATGCCCGGTCGTATAATTCGACAGATGCTCACAAGCTTTGGAGAACGTCACTGAGCCGCACCGTCCGGTGCAAAGGACAAAAATGTTCAAAGTATCTCCGATGCCTGGCTTCCAAGCCCAAAACGGCCATCTGAAGGCCTGAACATTTGTGGTCCAGATTCTCCGCGCGAGATTCGACCATGCAAGGTTGCGGGCGATATCCCAGACAAACGGGCGGCATCTGTCAAAGAAACCTCCTTGCCTTGGCAAATAACCCAATGTGTATTTTTCCGCATACGGCGATTATTGGCTTGCTCCTTCGGAGTTGCCCAGCGGCAATTCGCGAGTTCATAATCACCATCGGTGTCAATACGATCGATCGTCAGGCCATCCGGCCGTTCGCCCATGTCGGCAAGAAAGTTTTCGTAACTTACCCATCTATCGCAGACGCGTATCCCACGACCGCCATAATCTTGATAGTCTGTGCAATTCTGGTTTCGGCAACGTTGCCACATAGCATCCCAGACTCGATATGTCTTTGTCCGCCCCGCGCGGACGGAAGAATGACCATGCGTTTTCCTTCTTGCCCTAGCCACATCGCGATTCAAGCACCCGCAACTTCGCGTGCTTCCGTTAAGAAGATTGCGATTATGAACAGTAACTTCGACTCCACACTCACACCGAGCAATCGAACGTCTGGATCGCTTTCCACACGGCGCAACATATCTCTCGCCTTCGGCAATGACAGTAAGACGCCCGAATTGTTGTCCAATCACAACTCACTCCTTCAATTCAGAGGCGTGAAGTCGCTCGCCGTCACGGCCAGTATAGGGATAGCATGATTTTATCCAGCTATTTCGTTCCTGAATCTCAGCCTGCCACGCCTTGCGCTGGTCGCCGGGCGTGAAGACGATCTTGGCGTTCTCAGGCAAGTCGCCGTCGACACCGCTGCCTGGAACATAAGGAATGGCCAGCCGGTAAACGCCGTCTCGCTCGCCATCCCAGTACGGCATGTCGGGGCCGAGCGCGTCGGAGATCAGCCACTGGTCATCCTTGGCCTGCTTCGGCGTCACGTCAGGATCGAAATCCGTATAGAAATGCTCCAGCGTCCCGGTCTTGTAGAGGAACATCGACAGATTGTACCAGCATGGGCCGCCCGGCTGATTGTAGGGCACGCGCCGGGGATTGCGCCAGAGCACCATATCCTCGTCGCGTTCAACGATGGAATCCATGTTGCGGACGATGAGCATGTCGATGTCCACCTGCAGGATGCGCTCGCCGAACAGATGCTTTGCCTGCGGGCTGAAGGTCATCAGGCGGCAATAGCAGCGACCGGGGATGTGCGTGGTCATGTCGAGTTCGACGGCGCGGATTTTCGGCTCGTTGGCAAACAAATCCGTCCGGTTTGTGATGCAGACGAATTCATGCGGGACAGTCAGATGCTTTTCGAACATCGCCTGCAGGATACGCGCATCGTCAAGACCGTAGATATACTTGTCGTTGTGCTTGCCGTTCGGCTCTTGCCAAGCGTAGGTAACCACGGATAACGTCATGACTGGCGGAACTCCAAAAGTTCGATGGACAATGCTTGTTTTGTGCAAAAGTTCG